CACTAAGTTACGACAACGTCAGGCACTATCAACTGCTATCCCTTCACGCTCTTATACTGAAGGTATTTTAGGTGCATTGTTTAGCCTTGATGGAGTGAGCCGTTGTAAGGTTTATGAAAATAAAAAGTCATTCGTCGACCCTTTAGGGCTTCCTCCCAATTCATTGGCCGTTGTTGTAGCTGGTGGAGATGATCAACTGATTGCTGAGACGATTCGAGTAAAGAAAGCGCCCGGTTGTGATCTGTATGGAAATACAACTGTGGTTCGCCCGACTGTCTACGGTGATCCTGTAGAAATTCAATATTGGCGTCCAAATCAAGTTATTGTAGGACTAAAGTTAGATCTAATAACAACAACCGATTACACAGTTGATATTGGCGAGCAAGTCAAATATGCAATTGCTGACTATGTAAACCAACTCGATATTGGCGATCGAATAAGTCTTAATAAACTTTATGTGCCAGCGGGTTTGTATGGTGCTTTAGAAGCAAGAACATATGAGTTAGACAGCATTCAACTAATTATTAATGGATCGCCAAAAATAGGTGATTACACGTTGGCATTCAATGAAGTCGCATTTTGTGATTCTGATGATATTGAAATTAGTGTAACCGGAGGTGCTTGATGCAGACAGAGGATTACCTAAATTTAATTATCAATCAACACAGAACCAAACCCAAGTTTAAGAGCACAGTTCAAGTGTCAATTGAGCCAATACTTGACTGTATGAATGTGCTTAAAACGCTGCATGAAAAATTTGATTTAGATTCTGCATCTGGTGACCAGTTAACAATATTGGCCGAGTGGGTAGGTGCACCTACAGTAGTACCCAATACGGTACCGCTGCCTTTCTTTGGGTTTTCAGACCAACCAGAGTCATTAACTTTTGGGGAGACTGATAACCCTGAAGTTGGCGGGTACTGGCGTGAATCAGGGATGAATAGCTTCAGGGGAGAGACGATATCACCTGAAAAGCTTCCCAATGTAGTCAAAGCTAAGATCCTACTTAACAATTGTGATTGCACCCTTGATGACGCATTTGAAATTTGCAAGTTATTAACTGATGTGCCTTTCAAATTAAAGGATAACAGGGATATGACCGTTACCTTTGAATTTCTTGCTGAATTTCAACCTATCGATAAAGAGCTGGTTCGCTTGTTGTTTCCCTTGCCAAGCGGAGTTGAGTTAATATTTTTGGATGAATTAATAGATGGATAAGTTAGAAGAATTTAGCCTCAATGGGCCAAAAAATATTGATGAATTGACATTGTTGGATGGCTTCCCATCAAACAAGAAACCTGCAAGACAATGGTTTAACTGGTTATTTAATTCAATAACCAAAAAGATCAATGAAATTATTGATGGAAAGCTTGACGCAGATGCTAGTGCCGTTTCTGCAGAGAAATTAAAAACCGCTAGAAAAATTACTTTTACTGGAGTAGTTAAAGGAAGTCAAACATTTGATGGTTCACAAGATATTAGTATTGATACTACTTTCGAGGCTGCTCTAGGGATTAAGGCAATTGCTGTAATTCGGTTAAATGGCTCATCTTATCAAATCGTCAAGAACTCTGGTTTTTCCTCCGTTTCAAATATTGGGGGAGGCCAAATTGAATTTACCCTTTCCTCGGCTGCTCCAGATACCGACTTTGGATTAGTTTGTACCGGTTCTAGCAATAATACCGATGCAGTAAGCCTGCAAGAACGTGCTGACTTTGTTCGAACAAAAACAAAGTTCCGTTTAATGGGGGCCTATGGTGGTGATAACACTCAAGGTTCTTACACTCCCCAGATTTGTACAGTAGTAGTCCTTTACTAATTTTTTGACAAACATTTTACTAACCGCCTTCCGGCGGTTTTTTGTTGCGTGGAGATATTTATATGGCAACAAACTGGAATGCGGTATTAGCAAATGTTAATAACTCAGCTGATATTCTAGCTATTTTACGCAAAGTGCTTTCTCTTCTTGAGTTAAAGGTTGATGGAACAACAATTGATGAGGTTTTGGCTCAATTAGAGAAAGTTGCAGCTGATGGTCAAATCACAATTGAAGAAGCATTGGAAACTCTAACATTTCTCGACCAAAAGATTGATGAGCGAACTTCTGCATTCAATGATGCTATTGAAGCTGCTGCAGCCGCTGGAGCAGGGGCGAATGGATGGACGGCTGATTTAGTAGCTTATGCTGGTGGTACTCAAAAACAATTTAATGACGAGCAAAAACAAGTTAATACAGATAATTTATCTAAACTTTCTCAGTTTGTTGATTTATTTGATTTTATTCCAAGCTCTGAGCATCAAAATATCATAAATAGAACTTCAACGTACAATTGTACGCCAGCATTAGTAAATGCGGTAGCAACTGGTAAAAGTGTAAGAATTTCACAAAGTGGAACTTATAAGTTTAATACTGCGTATATTGGAAGTAGTGATTTTGTTTTGGAAGCAACATCGGCGGGTGTTGTGCTTGATGGAAATGATTCAGTTGCGCCATACATTATTGAAAACTCAGGAAGTGTGACTAAGCTTACAGCAACTTTTAATGCTCCTGTAAAATATAATATAGCGATTGAACTGAGCGATGTATCGGGTCTCAATGTTGGCGATTGGCTGTGTTTTTACTGCCCCACGAATTTATCGTATTCTGCATGGCGGCTATATTATAGAGCAGGTGAATGGAAGCAAATTCGTGATATTACTGGGAATTTAGTCACTTTCACTCAGCCATTTTATGACACTTATACGGGTCTAACACTTGATCTCTACAAGCTTAATAGCGTTGTTTGCCATCTAAAAAATGTGAAATTGCTGAGAAAGAACGGAACTTCTGGTTTTGTTAAGTTTTCATTATCTTCAAATGCGAAAGACGAGGATGTTGAACTTGATTTAAAGGTGCGTGAGGGTATTTTATACGATCGCTGCATTGGTCCTTTTACTAATCAACCACGGGGTATGAATTTAGGCACAGGAACGGGTGCTGATAGTGATTACGGTATTGTATTTGCAAACTGTCAACATGCGCGAAGTCAAAACCCTATTCTTTATGCTCGACGACATGCAATTGCGCTAGGCGGACTTGATGCAATCTGTGCAGTACCTACATCTGATTTTCGTAACTACGGCGGCGTTTTAAGTTGCGATCCTTATTCTAATGCTGGGGGCGCTGACATGCACGGCAATGTTCGAGAATCATCTTATGAAGATTGTATAGTTAATGGTGGTGCTGTGTTGGGTGGGGGGGATGGCTGTTATTTTATTCGTGCAAAAATATATTCAAACTCGCTGGGTGTGTGTGCTATCGGGCGAGAAATACGCGGCGGCGAAATGGGGTGGATTGATTGTGAATATCATTCAATTTTTGCGGACCCTCAGGCATCGAATAGAGGAGTTATTGATTTAGGAGGAAATTCAAACACATCAATTGGTTCACAAACTGTGCTTGATAGCACAATCAAGATCTCAGGCAAGGTTTTTGGTGGTGCACAATTTGGGGCTGCAACGCAATTTGTTAAAATCAGAAACAGGGGGACAGACAAAAACATTGATCCTGTTCTTGATGGTATCGAATTTAACACAACTAAAAAGTGTAGTGCTGCTTTGAGTTTCGATGTTATTACAAGCGGTGTTGCTAATAGTAGAAAAATAGTTGTTGATAATGTTAGCGGCAATGTTCCATCAAATCTTGCCCTCGTGCCTGAAACATTACCTGGTCAATCATATTTATTGAAACCAATGCGCATGCAAGAAGTGATAGGGTTAACATCAATTACTACTACTGTGTCAGGTTTTAGTATCTCACCAATTGTCACTCTGCCTTTTTCATACCCGCGAAAACCATTAGTACAAACAACACCCCGCGGTGTTAATGGAGCCGCGAAGCAAACATATGGCGGACAACGCAGTGTCAATTTCGCTGTTTATGATCAATCAGCAAATAACACTCTGAGAGCTGGAATAACATCAAACACAGACTTCGTTGCTGATGATGTAATTGAAATCGTGTATTCAGCTAAAATTAAAGAGTGTTAAAGATATTTGAATTAATTAAAAAGCACTAGCCCTAGTTATGAATAGCTAGGGCTTTTTATTATCTAAATTCTGGAGAAATAAATGGAACCAGTTTCCACTAGCAGTTTAACAGCACTTTTAAAATTTTATGGTGCAGCAATTATGGTGACTTTAGCAGTCACCTTAGTCGCAGCAGTTGTATTAATGACTCGTATGCCACGCTCACCACAAGAATGGGCCGTAGGCTTGATCTGTACGGTTGTTTCAAGTTTGGCTGGCGGCTCGTTCATTATTGTGAAGTGGGGACTTCATGAATGGGTTACTGATGTATGGGGGATGATTGCACTTGGTGGATTCTTCTTTGTTTGTGGTTTACCCGGTTGGGCTTTAGTCCGGTGGATCTTTAATTTCATTGACAAACAGGAAGGTAAAACGATCGTTGAAGTGATCAAAGAGTTTAAGAAAGCCAGAAAAGATATAGAAAACAGCTAATGCCGCCTTCGGGCGGTTTTTTTACATCTAAAGGAAAGTGAAATGAACATCGAACAATATCTTGATGAATTAATTAAACGTGAAGGTGGGTATGTAAATAACCCGGCAGATCGGGGCGGTGCAACTAAGTATGGAATTACTGAAGCAGTTGCACGGGAAAATGGCTACAAAGGCAGCATGAAAGATTTGCCGCTTGAAGTGGCCAAAGCAATTTATCGTAAAAACTATTGGACAGCTCCGCGATTTGAACAAGTAAATGCTATTTCTTCTGCAGTAGCCGAAGAGCTTCTAGACACTGGTGTGAATTGCGGTACCGGCTTTGCAAAACCACTTCTACAACGAGCTTTGAACTTGCTTAATAACCAAGGTAAAGCTGGATATGCAGATTTAGAGGTTGATGGTGTTTATGGCCCAGCCACCCTAAATGCTCTAAAAACCTATTTGGCCAAGCGTGGGAAAGAAGGCGAAAAGGTTTTAGTCCGAGTTCTTAATATCATGCAAGGCCAACGCTACATAGAAATCTGTGAACGTAATCCAAGCC